TGGTTTGAGTGGGAGAATGTACAAGCAGTAGCTCCGGTTACCATTTCAGTCGGCGGAGGTGTTAATAGCACTGGCGCTGATGGTGCAGGCGGTTTCGGTTTCACAACCGCTGACCTGCAAGGAGTAAAGACGACGATGACCAGTGGTCGGATTAGGTACAGTGGTGCAATCAAATGCACTACTCCCGGATTCGATACTGCCAGGTCGTTTGGGTTCACCATGCCGGCACTCTTGCCGAGTATTTGGGAACTCATACCATGGTCTTGGGCGATTGATTACGTCTCAAACGTCGGCGATATCCTTGCTGGCCTTCAAGTAGCCAGAGGGGACCTGCTTTATGTTAATAAAGCAGTCCGCGTCGAGGTTAGTGAAACGCATGCTGTAACTAAGATTCTCCCAGTTAATGGGGTGGCTTTGAAAACAGTGTCGTCTTCGCTGCGACCCGGGTCGTTTACTATTAACTCCTGGTATTACTCAAGGTTCGCATATCAAGGAACCTTTATACCTACGTTCCATTTTGACCTTCCAAATCTAAAGCAAGCTTTTAATTTGGCGTCGGTCATAACGCAGTCAAAGGGAGTTAGTACGTTACTTGGTGGCCTCCTGTCTTTCGGAAGAAGGGCATGAGTCGGCTTGACAAGCCATTCTAATACATAGGTACTAAAATGTCCATTTCGCTGACTAATGTCACGGGTGGTGCCCAGACCGGTTTCACAACCCCTGGGTACACTGTTACTGCTGATAATCCGCCGGATGCCACGACTGGCAAACAGTGGAACGTGAGCGCGGTTACCGGCACTCAGGCCGGAGTTGGTGCTCATTCCATCAGCAGCCCGTTTACCATCACGTTCGAGCGTCCTCGGGTGCTAAATGCACTTCAGGGCTTGATCAATGGTATGACGGGGCTCTATGGAAAGGTCCCGGAGAACGTTTACCGCTCACGCGTCCGCAAGGGCGTAATGATCGCGGCAAATAATGTTCCCCGTGTCGCGTCGGCTGAGCTGATTGTCCGCATCCCTGCGGGCTCTGATGCTTATGACGCCGCGAATATTCGTGCGATGATCTCACTGCTTGTTGGCAGCCTTAACCAGCTGTCTGCGGGCATGGGTGACACGTACATCACGGGTACCCAGTAATGAACTTTCTGCAAAAGCTGAAGCCTCTCGCCCTTATTGTCTTCGGAGCAATCCTGGGACAGAGTGGGACGCTGACGTTCGAGCAGTTGCGTTCGTTCCTGGCAGCAGGTCTGACTTATACCTCCTAGGTTGAGTTAGTATGCCGGTAAAGCTTCGGTTTATCGGCTAACACCTGATTCCGGCAGGGCAGTGAATGCCTTGCAGACCTTTCGTTTAAGGAGAGCAAAATGGCAGTGTTTACTGCGTCTACTCTTTATCGATGTGTTAGTGACGACTTGGCCGAGCAGGGTCTCTTTGAGAGTCCTGTATTCGGTTATCCCGATGGGACCGTCCGCGAAGTAGCGGCGGCAAGGCTTCTTGAGTCCGTACTTAAGAAGTTCCCAGATAACGTTGCTCCGGATGCTGACCGGCTTGCCCTAGAGAAATTTAGGCAAGTCAATTCAGAGTGTCTGGAGTGGAAGTTATCGGACTCGCGTTCATTAGTCGAGGATGTCATCCTTGGTGAAGTGCGTGAGTGCCTCTATAGGTTTTGGTTTAAAGGGGAAGCCCCAGGAACCAGTCTCGTAGAGGATCCTAGTACGTTGCTGTCAAGCGCGTACATGGGCCCGGGTGCAAGTATGGGAGCGTCAGGAACGGACTTCTATTCGAAGTTGTTCGCTGGGCGCATTACTTGTACGAGTCCAATTCTGTACAAATTGTACAGCGGCTGGGTCAAAGGGTATCCGTTATGGGCCGAGTCTGAGGAGACTCGATTCGCCCATGCTGGACAACCCCTCCTAGTTGATCACAACCTCCTTTCCTTCGTTCCGAAGGACAACCGCGTGAGTCGTGTTATATGCACAGAGCCTTCGCTGAATATGTATTATCAGCTCGGGCTCAAAGGCGTATTGGAGAGCAGAATTCGTTCCTTCTTTGGAATCGATTTTGCATCGCAGCAGGAGATTAATCGCCTCCTTGCCAAGCGCTCCTCACTTGACGATCGTTTAAGTACGATCGATCTTTCAAGTGCTTCCGACTCTGTCTCGTCTAAAATGCTACACTGGTTGCTGCCGAAGCCATTCTATGGGCTTCTAATGCTCCTCCGTAGTAAAAACACGAGGCTACCATCCGGGGAAATTGTACCCCTCGGTATGATAAGCTCCATGGGAAACGGTTTTACGTTTCCACTTCAGACGCTTATCTTTGCGGCTGTCCTACGTGCTGTTTACAAGGTTATGGGTGTAATTCCCGTGCCTCCCCCGCGTGGGGCGGACCTTTGTAACTATGCGGTATACGGAGACGATATTATCTGCTGTCGTGAGACGGCAGGTATGGTCATCCGCACCCTCCAGTTGCTAGGGTTCAATGTGAACAAGGAAAAGTCCTTTGTCGAGGGACCTTTCAAGGAATCCTGTGGGCTGGATGCCTACAGGGGACATGATGTCCGAGGCGTGTACCTTAAAGAAGTATCACGCCTTACTCCTCACGTCATGTTTAATCGCCTTGTAGACTGGTCTGCGAAGACCGGTCTATGTCTGCCATCTACGTTTCGTTACCTCCTTTCTTGTGGTGAGTACCTACCGGTACCCCTATGGGAAAGCGACGCGGCGGGCTTCAAAATCCCGTTGCGATACTGGCGAAATAAAGTAACAGACCATAATGGAAGCTTTGTTTATACGAAGCTTGATCCAATACCATCACTCCTCAGGTTTAAACCTGAGGGTTCAGTGATAGTACCACGAGGTGGGAAGCGGAGGATTTACAATTCCTCTGCCCACTACCTTTGTGCCATTGGCGGTTATATTACTAGTGACACAATATCACTACGTCCGATGAAGGACGATGTGATAAGGTATCGCAGGAGAAAAGCATTGGCTCCCAACTGGGAGGTGCCTAGTCCTGAATACCTGTGTCACCGAAGGCCACACTTTTCCCGTAAGGGGAGAGTGGGAGGAACGGCCGAAGCCGTGTCCGACCCCATGGACCGCAGAGAAGCGGTCTATGACTCTATCTTCGGG